TAGAACTACAAGATGCTGGCGGTACTATTGGTGATAACTATACTAAGTTAAAAAGTTATGCCTATGATTATGGTGTTAAGTTATCAGATGCTCAAATAAAAGAAAAAGCAGCCGAGGCTTTATTGCCAGGTGGTTCTATAGATGAGCAAAAGAGAAGTATTCAAATGGCTTCTAGGGCTTTATATAAAGGTTTAGATTCTTATATTCAGGGTGGTTTAAAAGTATCTGATATTGCAGACCAATATAGAAAACTTAAAACTAGCGAACTAGAACTAGCAGAAGGTGCTGTAGATATATTTGATGCAGATGTTCAATCTGCTTTGACTGCTGATAAATTAATAGACCCAATTACTTATACTGGTATGTTAAGACAAAATCCAAATTGGAAGTTTACAAAGAAAGCCAATGAATCAGCGGCTGGTCTTGTAGATACAATTCTTAAAACTTGGGGGGCTGCTTAAATGGGTTATTTAGATAATCAAAACTGGGAAAGAAACTACAATGCAGCCAATCAATATGGAGCGCAAACTAAAACAGTAACTATTGATGGAAAAACTTATACTGGCGTAGACCCTTCAACTGGTAGACCACCTGCTGCAACTAGCATTGGTATGGTATCTCCATCTTCTGGATTAACTATTACTGGTACAGAACGCAATGCTGCTAAAGAAGCAGAGGCTAGAGCAATGGGTATGACTCCAGAATATATTGCTTCTCGTGGTGGCATTAATGCACAAGGTTATTTTAATGACACACCTTTGTCTGGGCAATTATCTGCTGCTGAACAAAAACAAGTTACTAAACCAGATGGCAGTGTTAATACTGCTGCTATGGCAGAAATTTTACAGAAAAAACAAATTGCTGAACTTGTTGCACAAGGCATTTCAGAAGCAGATGCTTATAAAAAAATAACAAGTCAATATGGTCAATATGGTATTTCTTATACACCTGCAGTTGGTGGATTTGATGCACAAGGTAATAAAGTTGAAGGTGGACAATATGATGCCACTGGTAAATTTGTAGGTACTTCTACTGCTAGCACAGGTACTGCAGCAGATAATGTATCTCAAGAAAAACGTGATGCATATGCTCTTGTTGAGCAAACAATGCGTAGTTATGGTTTTAGTGAAGCAGAATTAACTGAAATATTAAACTATATTAAAACTGGTTTAGTTAACCCAAGAATGGGTGCTAATCAATTAGTAATTGAATTACGCAATCTACCATCATATAAAGCAAGATTTGCTGGTAATGAAACCCGTAGAAAAGCAGGTTTAAATGTTTTATCTGAAGCAGAATATCTAGCACAAGAAAAAGATTATTCAGAAACTTTAAGAAGATATGGTCAGCAAAGACTGGCTAATCGTGCACAGTTTGCTACATTGATTGGTAATGACATATCTAATACTGAATTAGGTAGTCGTGTTGGTATAGCCGTTAATCGTTTATCTAATACTAATCCAGCAGTTTTGGGTCAATTAAGAACATATTATCCAACAATTACTAATTCAGATATTGTTGCTTATTTCTTATCTCCAACAGAAACATTACCAGAACTAGAAACTAAAGTAGCAACTGCAGAAATTGGTGCAACTGCTGCACAATATGGTTTACAATCTGACCTTTCTAGAATTTCTGAACTACAAAGATACGGCGTAGATTTAGCAAGAGCCCGTCAAGGTTATGAAAACATAGCAAACATATTGCCTAGAACTGAATTACTAAGCAATATATATAAGCAGGCTGGTATTAATTACAATCAAACAACAGCCGAGCAAGAAGAATTTAAGGGACTTGCATCTGCAAGACGTGCCCGTAATCAACTATCTCAACTTGAGACCGCTGCATTTAGCGGTGCTTCAGGGTTAGGTAGAACTTCGCTTACAAGAAATATAGGCGGAACAATATAAGAATCCCGATGTGGACCGACCAGCCCCACACGGTGTATAAGACTGGTAGCAAGAGCCAGCCTATCTACCCCTGGATAGAACTGAGGCTTGCGACTAACAACGAATAGAAAGGGTGGTTGCTATGAGCAACAACTACTGGGATGAAGACGAAGACGAACAAGATACACAAGAGCAGCAATTAACTGGCGATGATTTAGTTAAGAAACTAAGAAAAGCCAAACGTGCTGACGAAAAGCGTATCAAAGAACTATCCGAACAACTTGAAGGATTCCTCAAGGAGCGTAAGGAAAGAACCGTCACGGAAGTCCTAGCAAAAAAGGGAGTAAACGCTAAGGCTGCTCGTCTAATACTTAAAGATGTGAATGATGCTACTGAAGAATCTATTGATTCTTGGCTTCGTGATAACGGAGATTTAATTGGCTACAATCCACAATCAGAGGTTGAAGAAAAGCAGAAAGACCTTGCTGCATTACGTCAGCAAGATATTGTAACTCAAGGCGGAATTGCTCCAGACAAAGCCGTAGACATTGAACGACAGATTGATTCTGTGGATTCAATGGATGATTTATTAAATCTTCTACGCAATTCCTAACAGTTCATAGTCACTGGAGGTGACGCAAAATGGCTAATGCCTATACATCAACCGCAAGTACCTCTCTTGGAGGTTCCGTTGGTGGTGCTGGTCTAGTACAAAAGGCGTATGACCGCCTTCTGGAATTTGCGCTTCGCTCTGAACCATTAATTCGTTCAGTCGCAGATAAGCGTCCTGCTAAGCAGGCTTTCCCAGGAGCAACAGTCGTACTACAAAAGTATGTAGATTTAGACCAAGCAACTACCGCACTAACTGAGACAACTGACCCAGATGCAGTATCTCTTTCAACACCAACATCTGTAACAATTACTCTTAATGAGTATGGTAATGCAGTACTAGTAACCCGTGCTCTTGAGTTATTCTCATTGGCAGACGTAGACCCAGCAATTGCAAATATCATTGCATACAACCTTGCTGATTCTATTGACACTGTTGCAATGAATACTCTTGGCGCAGGTTCAAACGTTCTATACGGTGGAAGCCGTACTTCAACAGCAACTCTTACTGCTTCTGACACAATTGACTCAGCAGACATCCGCAAGGCTGTTGCTAAGTTACGTGCCAACAAGGCTAAGGCTCGCCGTGGTTCTTACTACTGGTGTGGTATCCACCCAGAAGTTTCACACGACCTTCGTGCCGAGTCAGGTAACTTGGGCTGGAACTTTGTTCACGCACAAACACCTGGCAACGTTGACAAGATTTGGGCAGGAGAAATTGGAGATTACGAAGGAGCATTTTTCGTAGAGTCTTCACGTCTTGCTAACTCTAAGTCAGGTGCTGACCAGACTGCTCTAACCACAACAGCAGTAACTGTTGCTGGTACTTCAGCAGGCTTTACAATCGGAGTTGCTTCATCTTCCGTCATTGCTTCTCGTGCAGAAGTTGGCGATAAGATTGCTGCTACAGGTATTGCTTCAACAGCAAAAATTGCCTCTATCAGCACATCTGGAAATACTACAACCATCACTGTAACTGTTGCCAATACTGGCGCTGTTGCTGTTGATGCAACTGTAACTGTAACTCCAGTAACCCGTGTATTTGACACAATCCTTTGCGGTTCACAAGCAATGGCAGAAGCCGTTGCAGAAGAACCACACATTGTTATCGGTAACGTAACTGATAAGTTGATGCGCTTCCGCCCAATGGGCTGGTACGGCGTACTCGGCTTTGCAATTTATCGTGACGAGGCTTTGTATCGCATTGAGACTGGTTCATCAATCGCTGCTAAATAGTTGATTGACGGTAAGACACTGTTTATACGGCAAATACGTTGCAGTGTCTTACAGTAAATTCACTAGGAGGAATTATGACCGAATGGTTATTTAAAACACCAACAGTAGAAGAAGGTCCTGCTGGTGGTCATAGGTTATTTTACTTTTATAAAATAGACCGTGGTATAACTATTGTCAGAAATGACAATGGTCAATATGCACAGATTAGATATCCACAAGATAGTGATTTATTAAACTATCCAGTTGTATATCGTGGTGGATATAACTACACAGTAGATGATGCTACTAAAGCATCATTAATTGCTGGCGATGTAGGTATAACAGAAAGCAACTTTACTGCTATATGAAACATTGGGAATATCATCCAGAACCAGTAGATGATTGTTTTGGATGTAAAGCACTTTCTTTACAGATGAATACAGGTGATGCAGATAGTCGTAGGACTATGCCTAATAAAGCATTTAACCAAGAATTGAATGCCTATCAAGCCGCTAGGGCTCAAGGTATTCAGCCAAATGGAACTTCTATGGCGAAGATTCAAGAGGCAATTAAGGCTAGCGAAGTACTAGGCAAGCCTTATGATGGTAATAAAATGCCACCAGCAAAAAATATCAACAAACAAACAGCGACAGTAATGAAAGAAATAGGAGCATAAAATGCCAATGGTAAACGGAAAGAAATTCCCATATACAGCCAAAGGAAAGAAAGCAGCAAAGGCTTATGCAATGGGCGAAAAGATGGAATCTAAGGCTGAAAAAAGAATGGAAATGAAAAAGGGTATGAAGAAGTCAGCCCCTAAAAAGTCTATGAAGAAAATGGGCAAAAAGAAGTGAAGCCTGGCAAAACTCGTATAGGCGAAAGCAAATCAACTATTGCTCGCTATATTGAAAATGCAGCCAAAGAATATGCTGAATGGAATGAACGTGGCAGAACAGATTCTGAGGCTGGACAATTTTGGGGTGCTGTTCTACAAGGACGCCGTTATGACCAAAAAGGTCGTCAGAGATGAAGACTAAAAAAGGTATGGGTTTTAAAGCAGCCCAAAAGTCTATTGCTAAAAAGCAAGGTATTAGTATGGAATCTGCTGGTGCAATTCTAGCCAGTGGTGCACGTAAAGCCTCTGCTGCTGCAAAGAAAAAAAATCCTAACCTGAAAAAGGTTAAAGGTAAAGCAAAGAAAAAATAATGTCATCAGGTCAACTTAAAAGACACGATGGTTTTAATAACACACAAATTAAAAACGGACTAGTTGTAAGACTCCGTAAAGATGGAACTGTAAAAGAAGTTCTAGGAAAGTATGGGGAATATGGCAAACAAGAAAGACCCAAGACTCGCTAGAGCGGGCGTGTCTGGATTTAATAAACCTAAACGCACTCCTAATCATCCTACTAAATCACACGTTGTTGTGGCTAAAGAAGGTAGTCAGGTTAAGACTATTCGTTTTGGACAACAAGGCGTATCTGGTAGTCCTAAAAAACAAGGAGAGTCTGCTTCATATCGTAAGCGCAGAGAATCTTTTAAGGCTAGACATAGTAAGAATATAGCCAAAGGTAAAATGTCTGCAGCATACTGGGCAGATAAAGTAAAATGGTAAAGAAAAAAAAGTCTAAACCTAAAACTAAATCTAAAGTAAATGAGGCTGGTAATTACACTAAGCCTGGTATGCGTAAAGCATTATTTGAAAAGATTAAAGCAGGTTCTAAAGGTGGAGACCCAGGAGAATGGTCAGCCCGTAAGGCTCAACTACTTGCTGTTGAATATAAAAAGCGAGGCGGTGGCTACAAGTAATGGCACTGGCTAAATCTCAGAAGTCTTTAAAAGACTGGACTAAACAAAAGTGGACAACTTCAGATGGTAAACCATCTAAGGGTAAAAAAAGATATTTGCCTAAAAAAGCCTGGGCTAATTTAAGTGCAGCAGAAAAGGCTGCAACTAATAAGGCTAAGGCTGAAGGTAACAAAAAAGGTAAGCAGTTTGTTAAACAACCAAAATCCATAGCAAAGAAAACGGCAAGGTATAGATAATGGCAACAGGCACAGCAGGTAGTTCATTTACTAGCGAACTTAATCGCTTGGCTAATGGCGGAACATATCCAGCAATATCAGCATATAAAGCCCCAACTGCTGCAGCCAATGCTTATGCAGAAACAACTGGGTTAGCCCTAATTGCTGCGTTAAATAAAAAAGCAGATACTAACCGTCAACCTAATGACTATAAAGCACTAGGTGGAATTTGTAATGAACTTGCTGGGACAACAGGACTTTCCCCTACTGACGCTCTAAGGAGCATAAATCTATGACATATACCTTGGCTCAAATGATGGATGAAGTTCAGATTAATCTATCTGGATATACCTATCAACAAGACCGTTCTACATATTTAACAACCGCAGTAACTACATTAACATCACCTAGTTCTTCACCATTAATTTTAAGCCTTGCTTCTACTCAAGATTTAGGTAAAGGTATTGTTGAAATTGATGATGAATTAATATGGGTAGATAACGTAGACCGTGTTGCTAATACAGCAACTGTATCTCCTTATGGTCGTGGCTATCTAGGCACTACTGCCAGTACTCACGCAGTAGATGCTAAAGTAACTGTTAGCCCAATCTTTCCTAGAGAAAGTATTAAGAAGGCTATTAATGATACAGTCCACGCAGTTGGTGGTTCTATCTATGCTACTAAACAAACTACATTTACTTACAATGCAGCAATTACAACATATGAATTTCAAGATTTAAGTATTGAAAATATCTTATCTGTATCTTGGCAGGACATTGGTCCTAGTAAAGAATGGATAAGAGTTAGAAGATGGGACTTTGACCCATTTGCTGATGTAACTACTTGGGGTAGTGGTAGTCAAACTATAACTATTGGGGATGTAATTATCGCAGGTAGAACAGTAAAGGTTATGTATGCTACTAGCCCATCTGTTTTTACTGCTACTAATCAAGACTTTGCTACACAAACTGGCTTGCCAGAAAGTACTAAAGATGTAGTAATTCTTGGTGCTGCTTATAGATTATTACAATATCTAGACCCAGCACGTGCTGCTCAATACAGCCCACAGGCTGATGAGATTGACGCTAAGCGTCCGTTCGGTGCAAGTAATAATGCAGTCCGACAACTATTTGGTTTGTATACCCAGCGCCTTAACGAGGAACGCTCTAAGCAACAAAATCAATATCCACCCCGACTTCACTATAGCGCCCGATAGGAAGATAAATGACAACACGACAATACTCATCCCGCTCTCAACAGACTACATTAACATCAGCAATTACTTCTGGTGCTAGTTCAATATCAGTAGTATCAGGTTCTGGTTTACTTGGTGGTGTAACTATTCCAGCAGGAAGAACCTTTACTTTAGTAATTGACCCAGATACAGCGCTTGAAGAAATTGTAGATGCCACAGCCAACCCGAGTACTAATACATTTACAATTACCCGAAGCGTAGATACTGTTGGTGGAGCGCAAGACCACTCTGCTGGTGCAGTAGTTCGTCATATGGCAATTGGTAGAGACTATCGTGATGCTAACTTACACGCCGAGGCTACTGGTTCTTATAATGATGGTGCTGGTGTTGCTCACGATATGCACGGCATTGCTGCTGGTGAAGGTGTTGTAGTAGGTACACTTAAGGCACAAACACTTACAAATAAAATTCTTACTAGCCCAACAATTTCTAACCCAACATTTACAGGAACACCATCTGCTGAAGCAAGTATAATTTTTGAAGGTACAACTGCAGATGCTTATGAGACTACTCTTACAGTAACTGACCCAACACAAGATAATACAATTACATTACCTAATACAACTGGTACTGTAGTTATTGCTAACGCTGTTCAGACTTTAACTAACAAAACAATGGGCGATGCCCTTAATGCTGGTGGGTTTAAGATTACAAATCTTGCTACACCAACAGATGCTAGCGATGCTGTGCGTAAAGATTTTGCTGATGCTCAGGTAGCAGCAGCAGCCACATCTGCAGCATCTGCTGCTACTAGTGCTTCATCGGCTGCTACTAGTGCTTCTAGCGCTCTTACAAGTGCTAATAGCGCATCTACTTCAGCATCTAGTGCATTAACATCGGCTAACTCTGCTGCAACATCTGCATCTACTATGGCAGCCAGCGTTGCTGCTGCCCAGACTTCAGCAACTTCTGCTGCTGCTAGTGCTACTGCTGCTGCAACTTCAGCAACTAGTGCTGAAACATCAGCCACTGCTGCAGCAACAAGTGCATCTTCGGCTAGCACTTCAGCATCTTCTGCTTTAACTTCTGCCAATAGTGCATCTACATCTGCTACTGCTGCAGCCACTAGCGCAACAAGCGCAGCAGCATCTGCAACCGCAGCAGCCACTTCGGCTACATCTGCAGCAGCAAGTGCAACTGCTGCTAGTACATCTGCTTCAAGTGCTAGTACATCTGCATCATCTGCATTAACATCTGCCAACTCAGCAGCCACAAGTGCTGCTAGTGCAGCAGCATCTTTTGATGCCTTTGATGATGAATACCTAGGACCTAAGTCATCTGACCCAACTGTAGATAATGACGGCAATCCTTTAGTTGCTGGTACTTTGTATTACAACACAGTGCTTCCAGGTATGAAGGCTTATACAGGTAGTGCTTGGCAAGTAGTAGCACCTGATACATCTAACTTCGTAGATAAAGCATTATGGTCTGCTAAGGGAGCAATTGTTTCTGCTACAACTGCATCTACTCCAACGGCTTTAACTGTAGCCTCAACTAACGGATATATTCTTTCAGTTGATAGCGCTGAAGCAACAGGATTAAAATGGGTTGCACCTAACCCAGGCGATATAACTGGTGTAACTGCTGGCACTGGTTTATCAGGTGGTGGTACATCTGGTGACGTAACTTTAAATCTTGCTGATACTGCAGTAACTCCTGCTTCATATACTTATACAAGTTTAACTGTTGATGCTCAAGGTCGTATAACTGCAGCATCAAGCGGAACTGCTCCAGTAACTTCTGTTACTTCAGCAAGCACAACAAGAATTTCTGTTGGCGGTACGGCTACTGCCCCGACAATAGATTTAAGTACCAGTGGAGTAACTGCTGCTACTTATACCCTTTCAACTATTACTGTAGATGCCTATGGTAGAATTACCTCTGCTTCTACAGGAACAGCGCAGGGTGAAACATTTAATCCACTACTACTGATGGGAGCCTAACTTGGCTGCAACATATAAAGTGCTGGGTCAGGTTAATCCCAGCGCAACAACAGCAACGACTGCATATACTGTACCGTCTGCTACAGAAACTGTAATATCAACTATTACGGTGGCTAACATAGGACCTGCACCTGCTACATATAGAATAGCGGTCAGACCAAATGGAGCAACTTTGGCTAATGAACATTATATAGTTTATGACTCAAGTGTGGCTCCACAAAGCACAGATACTTTAACTTTAGGAATAACCTTAGATGCTAGTGATGTTGTAACTGTATATTCTAGTTCAGCAACAATGGCATTTAATCTATTTGGAAGCGAGATTGCATAATGGCTACAGGAAATATTAGAGGCGGTAAAAGAAACTACGCAAGACCTACTGCGCCAAGTACATCAACTGCTACTACCGCAGCAGATACTACAAATGTATCAGTTAGTTTTACACCTAGTACACTAGGTCCTGCAGCAACTTCTTATTTAGTAACTGCCACATCTACAACTGCTCCAACAACTTCTTATACATTAACTACTTCTCCAACAACTGTTGTATTACAAACTGGTGCAACCTATACAGTTAATATTGCTGGTCAAAACTATAATGGTTTAGGTGCTGCTTTTGCAGCAGCAACTGGTTTAGTTATTCCAAGTACTTATCAATTAGCACAAACATTTAATACTAGTGGTACTTACACTATACCTTCAGGTATTACTAAAATTGCCGCTTATGTAATTGGCCCTGGCGGTGGTGGTGCTGGTGGTGGTAAAGGTGGTAATGGTAATGGAATATCTTGCGGTGGAGGTGGCGGCGGCAGCGGTGCTATTGTTGGATTTAAAGATTATACCGTTAGTGCTGCACAAACTGTAACTATTACTGTAGGTACTCCTGGCAATGGTGGTCTTGGAGATACTACTACAAGCAATACTAGGAATTTTTCTTTTGGTGGCGGTAGCGGTAATGCTTCTAATATTACTGTTACCAATACAAGTATTGCTACTGCTAATGGTGGAACAGGTGGCAATGGTGCGCAAGCCCCTGAAACAAATCTTGTAAGTGGTAACGCAGGAAATGGTGGCGGGGGAGGTAATGCTTCTTCAAATGTTGCTGGTGCTATAACTATTAATGGTGTAACAGGTGGTGTTGGTGCATTTAGTACTGCAGGTGGAAGTGGGGCTACTCAAGCCTCTACATCAAATATAACTGGTACAAATAATATAACTGCAATACTTCCTTCTAATACTGCTTATGGTTCTGGCGGTGGTGGTGGCGGTAGAAATGATGGTGGAGCAGGTGCAGGCGGTGGTGGTAGCGGTGGTGCTATAATTAATACCGCGGTTGCTGGCAGTATTGGAAATCCTGCAACTGGAGCAGGTGCAGGCGGTGGCGGTGGTGGTGGTGGATTTAATCCAACCTTAACCGTAGGTGGACAAGGTGGCGCAGGTGGCGCTGGCGTAGTATTACTTTACATAGCACCGTAATAAAAATAAGGGGGCAATATGAAAAAGATAATATTTACTAATGTGCTTGGGTTGGATTTTTTTCCGCCCAAGCCAGCAGTAAAAGAGGTACCAGACTGGTATAGAAATACACCAGAATATGTTGGTGAACAAGGCAAAAAAGTTGTTAATAACGGTAATACACCACATACAATTAAAAAATGTATACCCGTATTTGATGCTATAACTGCTGGATATATTCTTTATACTCAGGTAGATATACAAGTATCAGTAGAGGATGATTTACCTTACTACACTTGGTCCGACCAAGGTGCTATATCTTTTCATCCAATAGAACAAGCACCTTTGCATCCAGCAAGAAATGAAGCGCCATATCCTAAGTGGAATAATCCTTATGCGATTACTACCCCACCTGGATACTCAGTTTTATTTACTGCACCAATGCACAGGCAATCTGTGTTTACTATCCTTGATGGCATAGTAGATACAGATACATATAAAGCCCCAGTTAATTTTCCATTTGTACTTAATGATGTTAAATGGGAAGGGATAATACCCGCAGGAACTCCTATGGCTCAGGTAATACCATTTAAACGAGAGTCCTGGGAACACAAAATAGGCTCTGATAAAGAGCGTAGAGAGCAAAGTTTAGTAAGTTCAAAATTAAAAACTTTATTCTTTAATTCTTATAAACGACAATTCTGGTCACGAAAGGAATATAAATAGTGGCAGACACATCCATAACCCTGTACAGAGGTGCAGCAGCAACCTCTAATACAACGCTATACACATCACCATCAAGCATAGCCGTAGCCGTAACTAACATTGCTATTGTTAACGATACTACATCTGCTGCTACTGCAACGATTAACTTGGCTACCGTACCATTGGTATCAAGTATATCTATTCCAGCAAACTCTACTCAATTTATTGACTTAGAGCAGATTATTTACAATGGTGAAACTATTACTGGCTCTGCATCTACAACTGCAGTTGACTTCCATATTGCAGGTTACGAGGTCTACTAATGGGAAACAGATTTTTAGTTCCTAACCCAGTTCAAAGTGGTATGACTTTATTATCTACTACTACTTTATCTGGCGCATCAGTAACTATAAGTAATATACCACCTATATATAAATCATTAATTGGATATGTAAATAATTTATTGCCCGCAGATGATGCTACTTTCTTATATATAAGAGCAAATAGTGATTCTGGAACTAATTATCTTTTACCAGCAGCATCAGCAGATGCTCAAACAGTAAATGTTAATAGATGGACAGCATCTCCTGCTTCAGATAATGCAGTTGCTACTGCGGGATTTGGGGTATTTGAAATTTTTGATTATGCAAATACCACTCATTGGAAATTAATGAAATCTTCTTTTGTTACAAATAATCAAACTACAACTACTAATTTAAATTTTAGATTTCAACACGGTATTTGGAATCAAACAACCGCTATAAGTTCATTACAATTATTAATGAGTTCGGGAAATTTAACATCTGGAACACTTTTACTTTATGGAGTTAATTAATGACTAATCCAATAATTCGTATACACGATATATCAACAGACACAATCATAGACCGTGAAATGACTGATGAAGAGTTTGCTCAGTATGAAGCAGACCAAGCAGCCGAGGCTGCCCGTCTTATAGCCGAAGCAGAAGCCAAGGCAGCAGAAGAAGCAGCAAAGCAACAAGCATTTAATGATGCCGTAGCAGCAGCAGTTGCTGCAGCATTGGCAGCACAACAGACACCTGCTACTACATCAGAACCAGTAGTAGAAGAACCAGTAGTAACAGAAGAATAACTAGTTAGGGGACACAATGATAGGAAAAAATGACACAGTAGCCCTTGGTTGGTGTGACAATGGCACAACTGATGGCAAATTTACAGAAGGATTAACAACAGCAATTATTGCTGGAGCACCTAATGGTATGGTAATTAATACCAGTATCAGAGTTCAAGGTAATCAAATTGGTAGACAACGCCAAGTATTGTTTGACCATTGGGCTGATAAAATTAAAACAGACTGGTTACTATGGGTTGATTCAGACATAGTATTAAACCTAGATGCTATGAAGTTACTATGGCAGACAGCAGATAAAATTAATCGTCCTGTTGTTAGCGGTGTTTACTTTATATCTAAGGAAAATGAAGGCACATTGATGCGCCCATTTCCTGTTTTGTTTGACAATATAACTGAGTTTCAAATTAAATATCACCATCCATTGCCAGAAAATCAAGTACTTAAAGTTGATTGTGCTGGCTTTGGTTTTGTATTAATGCACAAATCTATCGTGCCAAAAATGCGTGAAGCACATCCTGGCAAGGGTATGTTTATGGAAACTGGTGATGGTCAAGATGACCATTTTATTGGCGAAGATATTATATTTTTCCGTAGAATGGAAAAGGCTGGCATACCATTACACGCTCATACAGGAGCGTTAGTTAAACATATAAAGCGGTTTAGTCTTGACTATGACTATTACGCACTGTACTGGGCTAATGAACATTTAAAAGAAAAACTAAAGGAACAACAACAGCAAGGAGAATAAGTGGCTGGTCGTGATATTACCGAAGGTCGTGCAACCCGAGCCATAGCCGTAGATGTAGGTGTTGTTGCAACCCAATCTATTTGGCAGAATACTGACATTGCTTATGATACCGCTCTTGGTGGTATGCCGTTTATATATTCTATTTCTGACCAACGACCATATATTCGCCAGACTGCTCCGTATAGAAAGGAACAGTTTGATAACCAAACTGAACCTGGTGAACAGTCTCTAACTGGGTGGTGGATAAGAAGCCAGTCCTCATTTCACGATGGGGCTGGCATTACTTTTTATGACCCTGCTTTAATTACTGGTGAAAGTACTTATCAGTTTAAAGATAGTCGTGGCGTTAATGTATGGAACAAAGGTGAAGTAACTTTATTAAAAAATACTAGTAATGCACACTATACAACTCATCCTCTTGATGATAATGGTAGAGCATTTCAAAGTGCTCGTAGTATAAAGTGGTCTAACACTGATGGTGTTTTATTATTAGATGGTTATGATGTAGATAAAATTGCTGCTGATGGAACATTAACTGATTTTATTGATTATAACGCTGGTACTGATGATAAAGTATTTGCTATTTGCGATGATGGAACTACTGCTTTTTGGGTAACCAATGATACTGGTCCATCTGGTAAATTAGAAGTAAATAAAAAAGCATTAACAGGTACTAGTTCTACTACTGCTACGCCTATGTTTACTGTTAATGGTGTTACAGTAACTAATGCGACTATGGAATACATTAAAGACCGTATTGTTATGGGCGCTAATAATAAGATATATGAGTTTTCAACTAGTGCTAGTACTACACCTACTGCTGTATATACTCATAGTGATGCTGACCACATATTTACAAGTATTACTGCATCTGGTACTGCTATATATGTATCAGGTTTTTCTGGTATACAATCTAGTATTTATAAGTTTGTTTTAACTGCCAGCACAGGTTCAATGCCATCGCTAACTACTGCTATTACAGCAGCAGAAATGCCAGCAGGAGAAAAAATATATAAGATTGCTTATTATCTTGGTTATATGCTAATAGGCACTAGCAAGGGTATTCGTGTTGCTACTGTAGATGATAATGGTTCTATTCTTTATGGACCACTTATGGTTGAAACTGACCAACCTTGTTATGACTTTGCATTTAGAGATAGATTTGCTTGGTGTGCTACTGGTGTAGCAGGTGAAGCAGGAGTTATCCGTATAGATTTAGGTAATGATTTAGGTGGTTTAAGATTTGCTTATGCAAATGATTTATGGCTAGACAATGGTGTTACTGGATATAATACAACAGCCTGTGCTTTTGCTGGAGAAACAGACAGATTAGTATTTGCTACAACAGCAGTAAACCGTGGCACAATTACAAACAAACAATTAACATCTGATGTTGCAACATTAACTACTGCTACAGCCCACGGATTAACTACTGGAGATAGCATCTGGGTAGAAGGCGTTGATGCTACATTTAATGGTAAATACACAGTTACATCAGCAACAACTACAACATTTAGTTATGCTAAAGTAGCAACTAACGTAGCATCTACGGCAGTATCATCAGCCACAGCATTAGTAAATGAAACTGGTACAATTAATATTGAGTCAAATAGTACGTTAATGACGGATGGATATATTCAAACTGGTTACATTAGATACAATACTCTTGAGCCTAAAAACTTTAAACGCCTTATAGGTAGAGGTGAATTTACCTACGGTTCTATGACATTAGAAACTGTAGATGCAGAGGGTACAGAGTATGACCTAGTTACATACGATGCTACTGTTGGTCCAGTTGAAGTAACAACTAGCCAACCAACTGGTAGTCAAGAGTATCTTGGGTATAAATTTATTCTTTATAGAGATGGAACTACAAATACTTTAGGTCCTACATTTAAAGGTTATCAAGCAAAGGCTACTATTGCCACCCCGCGTCAGCGAGTAATTAAGTTTCCTGTCTTTTGTTATGATGTTGAGACAGACAAGTACAATGTAATGGTTGGCTATGATGGTCGGGCAAAAGACCGTATTGCACAACTAGAAACCATTGAACAAAATGGTGACATAGTAACTTGGCAGGATTTACAAACTGGAGAATCACGACAGGTTGTAATTGAACAAATAACTTTTACTCGTCAAACTCCACCAGACAGAGGATTTTCTGGCTATGGTGGAATACTGGATATAATAATAAGGACCGTATAAAATGACACCTGCTGACTGGGCTGCTTTAGCCGTATCAATAACAACACTACTAGGCGCAATTGCTATGGGAGTAAGACATTTAGTTAAACATTATTTGTCTGAACTCCGTTGTTGCCAAGAAAGCCACACCTGCTGCAATTGCTGTGCTCCGTCAAGCGACGGCATTAAGACCGAAGCGGAAGAAAGCAAGCGATGGTCTACTACCATCTGCTGCCCACCTAAAACAGAGTCCGACCTCAGACCATAACACGGGATACGCAGCCGATTTAACTCACGACCCTAAGAATGGTATAGATTGTTTTGAAATCTATGAGAAATTAAAAGAAGATAAACGAGTTAAGTATTTAATATTTACTGGCAAGATTTGGTCAGCCAAAAATGGCGAAACTAAATACACTGGAGTCAACCAGCATAATAAACATCTACATATTTCCATCAAAGATAATTGCGGTGATGACACATCACCGTGGTTTGGCTGGATGGGAAAAGCAAAAACACTCAACAAGGTGGTAGCATCAGTAAAGCCACTACCAAAGAAGGAGAAGTAATGAAAGATTTAATCGCAAGATTAAAGAGCAAGAAGACTAAGGCAGCATTTAAGTCTTATCTTCGTGCAGTACTAGCCTCAGCAATCACTATGGGATTGGCACTTGCTGCTGACCTAGCACCTGAACAAGCAATTTTGATTGGCTCTTTAGCGGCACCATTGGCTAAATGGGCTGATAAGACTGAAAAAGAATATGGTCTAGGCTCTAAGTAGATGCCCCTAATTGGGCTTTAAACGCCCATTACAGACCTTAAACCCCCTGAACTAGTAGTAATACTAGGGATGGGGGTTCTTTTTTATTGCTTGTGCACTTCCAAATATAGACCCACAGTATAAAAATTTTAAGGGGTAGAAGCAAACTTTTGATTTACCTCTACCCCATCTATTAGTTTCCCCTGCTAATAGATATCTGTTAGTTTTCCCTGACCAACAGACTATTCATTTATTAGTAGATTGTGCCAATACTCTGGATAATCGTGAGCATTATAATATACTACTAAATCTCTTTCTTTAGTATCCCATCTTGTATGAAATACTGGTTCTGTTCCTGCTAATAATCTGGCTGGTATGACACTGATACCATCTGAATATCTAAAACAAATGCGATGATATGAATGTTCGTTATCTGTATATGGTGGGGCTATCATCATCTGTTGTAATTTATTAAATGGAAAGATGGCTGGCTTGCTACTATCTGTTTTAAGCCACTTAACTTCTAAGTCGCCTATGTAATTCTCTCTACCATTGCCCCATTGTAAGCAGATATGAAAATCTGAAAAGTAAAAGCGTGGAGTTGGATATAACTTCCAACCTTGAAAATAACTTTCTAAAGCACCTGCTGCTATTTTTTCCCGTTTACCGTCAGCATTTACCTGGCGTATAGGTTCTAGCATTTAACCACCCGTCTTGTAGAAACCAGTTCCTTTAAAATGTACTGGTGTTGATGAGTACAACCTAATCATTATCTCTCCACAAAGATTACAGGTTGGTAAATCCCTAGTATTTGTTTCTATAAGTGTAGCACATTGATTGCATTTAAATTCATAAGTCGGCATCATAATCCTTTGGTGTAGGTAGGGTAACCATACTGCCACAACTAGCACACTCTCCATCCAGAAAATAGAAAGCAACTTCTCCATCTACAAATCCACCCAGCATTACAAAAACTTCACAGCCACACACACAGATATCACCAATGGGAGTCTCTCTTAAATCCATTGCTTTGCTGTAATCAATTCGGCTAAACAATTCCCGAATGTCTTTGCTTTCCTCACTCATCTTCTTTAGCCTGCTGTACATCTTCATCAAAGTAAGGTTTCCATCCGCCTAAATTTCTTATTAAAGAATTAATAGCCCGTTGAACTTTCATTCTTGCACCATCAACTGTGGTGTTTAGGTCCTTTGCTATGAGATTCCATTCGCTGTTGTCTGTGCTAAATCTGGTTCTGAGAATGTTTTGTTTAGCCTCTGACCTCTATCACAGAGGCATCATAATAATAAATATCTATCAGTTCATAGCCAACAGTCTTGGCTTTTTCTTTTTCACAATACTTGATTGCTGCATTTCTTAAAGACTTTGCTATTAATTTGTCTCTATCTTTTTGGTCTAACTCAGACCATTCTTTATACTTTAATGGATGGGTAACAAACCATAGCCATAGTATCTGTTGGATATCTAGCGTCTCAACCATAGGATATTTTCTATGGTATTCAGTTGCTAGGGATGCAACTAATAAATCATACTTGTCTATGTAATCGTTCATTTTATTTCCGAAACAGGAACCCTCCAGCCATCTATTTGAGTATCAGTATATTCAGCCCTCATATAATCATTAGCATTGAAACTGCCATAAATCTGGACAGATGAATAATATTCTTCATCTAAAACTTTAACACCAAAGATTGTTTTGTTTATATCTTTTTTCCAGAAAGGTATAGAGTCACGAGTTCTAACAGTTCTAATCTCAACATTGCCAACATCAGGTATATCTTTTCTATCCTTGTGTAATTCATTAGGATACCAAGGCACAGACCATTGAAGGTTGTATGCCTTTGCCACTGCCCATTCGGCTACATTGGCTCTGATGTTTGCATTTATTTCTGGCTCAAGTGCACCAGTTTTTTTACCCATTGCATAGTTAGGTCTATCAACTGAGCCAAACTTAGTTAGCCATCTTTCTACGGCTAATAAAGTGCAGACCCTAACTTCATCCTTCGTTAGGTGAACTATCACGGTTTTCGTTAACGCCCTTCCACTGACCTCTTTGTACCAATAGTCCTATTATGGCATAGTTTGCTAAGTCTTTCAGCGTATCCTCTATAGGTTCATAGTTCGGCGTGTTGTTTCTTTTATAAAACAAATTTTGTAAGCGTTCCATTTTGTCGTGCATACGAACTAATAGTCCATTCATAGCACCGCCTGGAGCGTGGGCTATGTTGTATGGACCGTAGTCTTGATGCTTCTGAACCATAACTATCTTTAGGTCTGTAAGTATTTCATCTAGATTATTGATGTCCTTCATTTAATATCTCCTTCATCTTGGATTCAAACTGAAGCATAGCATCTTGGACTAAGACTTCTTCTATAACTTCTTCGCCATCACCTTGTGATGCTGCGACTAGAACATTTGCTAGTAGTGTTAATAATACCTGAGCAGCATCTGTATTAATCTTATTGGTTTCATATATGTCTTTAAGTGCTGATAGTAAATCTATGCCTCTGCGCTCTGAGAGAGGTAGCCCGATAAGTCGTGGGTTTTCTTTTATATAATCCCAGACTTTATCCATATCTCCTTTACTCTCCCAAACATTTTCTGATTTTGTCATCTAAAAACTGTACTCCTTCCTGTATCACAATGCTGTTTACATCGTGTCCTTCTGGCATCTGAACTATATTTACATTGTTTAGTTCTCGGCTAATCTTTTTGCCGAACTCTAGCCCTGGAGTATCACCGTCTGCTAAGACTATAACTACTTCAAAGTCATCTAATATTTTTGTATAGTAGGGCTTCCAATTGTTAGCGCCTGGAATACCTACTGATGGGTGATTTGTTTTGACTGATACTGTTACGCAGTCTATCTCACCCTCTGTTACGCATATGTATTGTTCTGCTGTTAGCACTGCCTGAGCATTAAACATTGTTGTCTTTGCACCTGGCAGACCTATGTATTTAGGGTCTTCGCCGTGGATACTACGGAACCTTAAGTCAACAACACCTGATGGTGTTATGTAAGGAATAACTAACTTACCCTTGTATCCTTCGTGACCTGGTAATGGATTGTCCACTACTCCTAAATGAAATCTCTTTGCTTCTTCTACCGACAGATTCCGAGTTGCCAGATAATCTTCTGCTTGATGTATGTGCTGGGCGTATTCTTGTGTTGCCTGTAGGAGAAATTGTCTCTGCGAATTTGACAGCCTCACGATAGTTACCTCCTTCTCTTTGCATAATTAAATCGTAAACATCACCACCGACACCGCATCCGTGGCACTTGAATCTTTCTTCATCAAAATTTACACCTGCTGATGCGTGTTTATCTGGATGAAATGGACAGCGTATCTTTCGCCAGCCACTGCCCACAGCAGGCAGGCTGGCGCCGATATGCTCTAAGTAAGCAGCAATGCTGTGCTTATCCATAGTAATAATCCTAACAATTCTTGCTGAAGTAAGGCAAACAAAAACATTAATTCATTTAACAAGTTTCAACATCCTTTCTTCATTAGTATGTTTTCTTACAATTTGTAGTGCCATCTCATAAGAAAATGCAGCAGCCAAATGTAATTGTTCGCCTGCTTTATCTTCTTGTCCTTCATACATAAGGGCTAATCTATTATGAGTCATAACTTTTTCTTCTAATTCATTAATAATATTTTTAATTTCTTTTTGCATTGGTTATTTCCCTTATGAGTTCTATCCATATTTTTGCTGGCATAGTTGCATACCAGTCATCTACATTACCTTTGCCCTTGCGTTTATGTAGGACCACACCAGTCCAAGCACTATCGTTCTTCATCTCTATTTCTAACTCTGCTGTCCATCCTGCTAAATCTAATTTGGCGTGGTTCTTAATCTCAATGGTTACACCTGGCACACCGCTGATATCGCCTTTGTCTAGGGTTGCTCCTGCTAACCTGCGGTCTGCATACTTGTAGCCATTGGTCTTAAGCCAAGCAACAACATCTCGTTCTGCTTGACTACCTTTACGTTTTGCTGCGCTACTCAAGTCCTACCGAATCTCTGACTATTTCATAAACTTTACGATTAATTAAATCATATAGTTCATCATTGTTGTATAACTCATCGGCAACTATATCCCATTCAACTTCAGTAAGTACTCTTCCTATTAATACTTCTATATCTTCTTTAGTAAATGAACTATCCCAAACTTTAATTTCCATATACGGTCTCCTGCATATACTTGATTTGAACATCGTCTAAATACATATTGTCTGGATTAAATGAAAGGCTGACATAGTTATTACCTGTCTGGTCTGCTCGTCCATATCTATTCTTGACTGGGGCTACACACAAGAAGGTATCATCACCCTGTTTCATTTGTCCTATTGTCAATACCATTGCAGGAATCTGATTGACTAGACCCTGAATAGCATTGCGTGGCTGGCAAGGATAGCCGTCAAAACCTTCTTTGGTATGGTGAAGAACAAGCACTGCTGAGTTTGTATCTCTTGCAAGATATTTTAACTCTTTCATTGCTGCTCTCATACCTTGGAATTCTTCGTGTCCATCCATTGCTATATCCATTAAGTTATCTACAACTATAAGTGTTGGGCTTCTGCCCCATACAGTTTCAAATGCAGATACTTCATCATCTAAATCTTTTAATGTAGGTGTTGACTCAAATGACCAGAACAAGTGATTGTTCATAACCAATACTTCTTCTGCTTGCTTTGGGTCTCGCTTTAATAATTGCTCTGCTGCTGTTTGTGATATCTTGCTTGACATTGCAACTAATCTCATAGCCATAGTATGAGCGTTGGTATCTGCGCTGAAGTACAGCGTAGGAACTTTGGCTCTGGCTGCAATTGCTAAAGCGATTGATGACTTGCCTGCACCTGGAGTGCCTGCAATCATTGTAATTTCTGCACGGCGCAGAATAATTCCTGCTCGTTCAAATGCCGCAAAAGCAGGTGGCAATGGTTCGCCACCCACCTCTGCTTTGCTGATGCTACGTCTTAATGTACGCAATTACTTTACCTGGTCTGCTACGAAAGTATTCCAGTCTGGTGTACCTACTCTTGCATAAACATTTTTGCATTTATCTAATGCGCCTTTTTGTGCTGGACAGAAATAACCACGGTACATTTTACCGTCTTTACCTGTTCCTTGAATGGCTGTCATCTTTCCGTGAGGACAGTTCTTACCACCACCGATGGTTGCTGTTGGTGGAAAGTTATATTCCTGAGCAGGATATGTTGAACCTGTCTCAACAATAGATGCGCCCAGACTTGCTGCCACTTGTGCGGTTGACATAGGTGCTGGGCTAGATTGGTTTTTTGATGCTGCCTCTAGTTCTGTTACTGCAGCCTTGATTGCTTCCAGTGCTTCTGCTACTAGGTTATCTAATTGGTTTCCTGTTTCGGCACGGACTGTAATCAAACTGCCTGCTGCTGACTTTACTGTGATACTGATTGGTGCTTCGGTTGAAGACACTACCTTCTCCTTACTCTGTGAATGGAACGACAAGACCTTTTTTGTCTCGCCATTGTCTTACCTTCATTGCAAATTGTACACCTTTCCATCCTTCTGCAATATCAATCCAGACTAATTTACACAAGCCTGTACCTGCAGGAAGATGTATGATGATTGCTTTATCCTTGTTAACTTCACCCCATTTACCTCGGGTTGCCGTTGTCACATCATAAGGCAACCCGTTAGCATAGATTGCTAATTGAATTGCTATGTTGTTTGGATGGTCTATGCGACCTGTCTTTATATCTGCAATGAATCTTTCTCCTTTATATTCAACAAGTCTGTCTGGTGTGCCAGCAATTTTATATTTATCTAACACACAGAATTGTTCTATAAAGATTTTATCTAGTTGCTTTGTTGCTTCTTCGTAGGCACGAATGTCCCCTGCCCACTCATCTGGTATAAGACCTAGTTCTTGTCCTAAATCTAACTTTTCTGTAAATGCGTGTAGTGCTGTACCTATCGTGGCTGCACGACTAGCACCTGCTACTTCCATTGCATCTTCTATGTATTTATTAATAGCCATCTTGTCATCTTGCGACGCGTTAATTGCTAATAATAAATCACTGCGTATTGTTAAACCTATTGCTGCCATACGCATCTTCCAAGCGGTCAATGCTGATGGGTCATCAAGACTGTTGGCTATTGTTGTAGCCCTTGTGTATGCAATTGGTTTACCACCTTTGGGTGGTTTAACTAGCGGTCTTCCGTATCTATCACGTTCAATTTGTAATTGTCCCATTGGGTCCTTGTCTCCTTCTAAGAGAGAACGGATTAGAAAGGAGACTAATCAGAACTAACCCGTTCTCTTTAGAGAATGGTATCAGACGGAAGGGTATATGACACCATTCTTTTTGGCGTGGCATTGGTAATTATGTGGTCCCCTTAGTGGCTGACTAGACCACCCACATAACAGCCTGCCAATACTATTGTTCGTCAGTGCTTGTAATATCTAACGACCAATCATCAACGGAACCACCATCTAGTTCTAATTGAATTCCGTTTTCAACTATTTGGTAAGCATCGTCTTCTGACTCTGCTATTTGATTACCGTCTGTATCTGTGTATAGATATTCCACTTTAGTCTCCTTATACTGTTAGTAGTTCTAGTGCTCTAATCTTTAGGCTATCAGAGCCACCTGACATAGCCCTTACACCTGTGACTGTACCCTTATCTTGTTTGCCGTGGTCAGCATACTCAATAATGGATTGCCACAATCCAAACTCCGTGTCACGGATATTCTCCTGTGTGGGAGAATTTTCATAGATATTCTGGGCGATGTTCCGTGCTGTAAGTGCACGACTTAACTGATTCTTTTCGCCCTGGCTGAGCAGATGATGAGGTGTGTCCTCAATAGTAGATGGCAATGGAAATACTCTTTTGAAATATCTCAAAGCATTTTCTCTACTAACTGATTTAGTAATCAAATCATTAGCCAGTGTTTGATATTCATTCACACTGTCGTAAGACATCTGCATAATATATTTTACTTCTTCTATATTAAGTTTGCTGTTTGTCGTATGCTTTAATGTGTATGTATATTTGTTATTGTTCCGATAGATTTTGTTTATCTGATTGGCACAAAACAAACGCTCAATGATTGGCTTGATGATGACTGAACTGCTGCCATCGTGGCTGGTTCTAGCCAGGATAAACGCAGCGTGTGGGTCATTGGCTACTGTCATTTCAATTGGTAATTGTAATAACATCCATACCTTTGCACCGCCATCATACTCACCTGCTGCTGCATAACGGGCTTCGCCTGAATCAATTAGTGTATCTAACGCACTAAACAATTCACCGTTTTGAAATACTTGATAGCGATTACCAACAACACCGATGTTACTGACATCACCAAAAGGTGTTGTTTTAACTACGGCTTGTTTGTTTCTTACTGCTATCTGTAGTGGTTCACCTGCGCCTGGGATTGTGTATGAGGCTGTCATTGGATGCAATGATACTGACCAGTCAAGACCTGCTTGTCTGGCTACATCTCTGGCTGAGGTTGCTGTTACTGCTGTGCCTGACTTAACCCAATTGGATAAGTTTTTTATTGGTACTGTAGTTGTTGTCATTTTTCCTCCCTATCATAGATAACATCTACAACTTTAGAATGTAGTTCTTCTCCCATACTTGTGATAAAACTACTATCTACATCTATTTCATATACTCTCTTAAGTAATTTTGCCAGACTATAATCTGGATTAATCTTAAGGACTTCTTCAATAATACTCTTAGCCTCATCTTTACTTGCTTCATAAAGATAAGTAGAGAATACAGTGGTAAGTGGTATTGCTACATCTTTGTTTACTGCACTACTTAGTAGTAGTAAGTAATCAAATATGTTATGAACAGCAAACTTCTCTGAGCGTATGCCCATTAAGAAGTCACGGATTTGTACATTTTCATTGGTTGCTATGGCAACCTCTGCTATATGCTTAGGTGTTGGTTCTTTCTTGTGCATATTTTCAATTGCCTTGCGGATATCCTCCACAATGCGGATATTTGTTTGTGTATCTTCTGCTCTGTATAGACCAGTTTGTGTAAGTAGTTCTACATCTACTTCTGCTCTGAGGTCTTGTATTAGTGACACGATAGTCTCCTTATAGGTATTGTGCTATTGAACTGTAGGTAGAAGTGGATACTTCTTCTTCGCTTGTAAGTTTAAGAATGCGAAGAGCATTCTCTATTTCTTCTACAACAGTATCGTGATGATGTTCTGCTGTAGTTTTGAAATTTCTTTCTGGTTCTTTTGGTAAACCTTCTATAGAATTTGGAATATCAAAATCTATATTGATTGTTCCATTCCAACCACGAGTATTTATTCTTAAGTTAGTAGTTTTATCTGCATTTTTTAATGCGTATGCAAATACATCTTTATTCCACTGAATTAAAGTTTGTTGAAATTCTTTTTCTTTTTTTTGTTGTTCTTTATATTCAGTATTTATAACTGTCAATCTATCTTCTAATGCTTTGATAACCTTTGCTGTGGGTATCTTAACATTGATTGTTTTGTTATTACCTCTTGCCATTGTTAGTCTCCTTTTCTTTGTTGTTAGTACCAGTTGTGCTTGCGCCAATGAGCCCAAGCAACTGATGGTTTGTCATACCTGTGTTTGATATACGCCAAGCCACGAGCAATCTGCTCGGGCGCAGGCGTTGTTGGTTTCATATTCAGCAATTGTGGTATGCCAAATGCTGAAGACTTGGGGTTATCTGCCGTGTGGTCCCACGCAGATTCTTTGCCCCAAAGTTTTAGTAGTGCTTTGTATTCAGACTTGTCCCATTCCTCATACTGTGCTGCTATCAAAACTTTCGCATAGTATTTGCTCAAGGATTTGGTCCATCTGATTTCCTTCTGAACATTCTTTACTGGTTCTTTGTCGTCTATCTTGGCTGTTATACCCCAAGAAAGATTCGGAAATACTATTGATGGTATTGTCAACAGCCAACTGAATAACACTGCGTATAGTTTCTTCATTTAATAATCCCTCTGTATAGGAAATATCCAATAGCAATGAGGTATGCCCAGGAGATGAGCGGTGAGATGTGTGGAACTTGAGCGACTGCATTTAGTTGCTCCATATCTGTTCTCCTACTTTGTCCCAAGCATCTAGTGATACTGGTGCTCCAACTATTGTTTCTTGAACCATCTCTTTAATCTTGTTTACTTCTAAGGCAAGATTGTCTAGCCAAGTTGCTATCTCGGCTAGGTTTAGTAGCAGTTGTTCGTCTCTCATACTAGTCCTCGTTTCCCCACATTCTGTCTGGCTCGTCATTAGTTACGCATTCTTCATCGGCACTATGTCTATACTCGCAGTCTGGGCACATCTCTGCGCCGTAGTATGCGACATCATCTTCTAACCTTGGTTCACTCATAAGGAACTGCCCCTATCTTTGCCCAAGCGCAGGCTGAACAATAGTTTCTGGATGAAAGGTCTGTTACTTTCACCATAATTTCTGAATCACAACTCCAGCAATACTGAAGTTTGTATTTTATTTCAACCATCCTTCCTCCCT